GTATTTCACTAAGCCGTACGAGTGAAATACCTCCCTTTTGTGGATTTGTCTGTTTGTCGACTTTTTGTGTTGGTGGTGATTGTTGTGCAGCCTGAGCTTCCTGATAGTCGTGAGTGGTGTGGGGAGACGCGTCGTTGGTGGCGTGTGTGGGGTGAGGATAGCCGTGCGCAGTACGTGTCTGATGAGGAGTGGCTGTTTCTCATGGATGCTGCGGTGATTCATGATTGTGTGTGGCGTGAGGGTCGCGCGGATTTGGTTGCTTCGCTTCGTGCTCATGTGAAGGCTTTTATGGGCATGTTGGATCGGTATTCGGTTGATGTGGCGTCTGGTGGCCGTGGTGGGGGTTCTGCGGTGGCGATGATTGACCGGTATCGGAAGCGTAGGGGGGCCTGATTAGGTGTCTGGTGTTGTTGGGTCTCAGGTTCCTCGTCATCGTGTGGCTGCGGCGTATTTGGTGTCTGCTGGCGGTGATGCTGGGGAGTTGGGTCGCGCGTATGGGTTGACGCCTGATCCGTGGCAGCAGCAGGTGTTGGATGATTGGTTGGCTGTCGGTAGCAATGGCAGGCTTGCTTCGGGTGTGTGTGGGGTGTTTGTGCCTCGCCAGAATGGCAAGAATGCTATTTTGGAGATTGTGGAGTTGTTTAAGGCGACTATTCAGGGTCGCCGTATTTTGCATACGGCTCACGAGTTGAAGTCGGCTCGTAAGGCGTTTATGCGGTTGAGGTCGTTTTTTGAGAATGAGCGGCAGTTTCCTGACTTGTATCGTATGGTGAAGTCGATTCGGGCGACGAATGGTCAGGAGGCTATTGTGTTGCATCACCCGGATTGTGCCACGTTTGAGCGTAAGTGTGGTTGTCCGGGTTGGGGTTCGGTTGAGTTTGTGGCTCGTTCTCGTGGTTCGGCTCGCGGTTTTACGGTTGATGATTTGGTGTGTGATGAGGCTCAGGAGTTGTCGGATGAGCAGTTGGAGGCTTTGCTTCCTACGGTGTCTGCGGCTCCTTCGGGTGATCCTCAGCAGATTTTCTTGGGTACCCCGCCTGGCCCGTTGGCTGATGGTTCTGTGGTGTTGCGTTTGCGTGGGCAGGCTTTGTCGGGTGGTAAAAGGTTTGCGTGGACGGAGTTTTCGATTCCTGACGAGTCTGATCCGGATGATGTGTCGCGGCAGTGGCGGAAGTTGGCGGGGGATACGAATCCGGCGTTGGGTCGCCGCCTGAATTTCGGGACGGTGAGCGATGAGCATGAGTCGATGTCTGCTGCCGGGTTTGCTCGGGAGCGGCTTGGCTGGTGGGATCGTGGCCAGTCTGCTACGTCTGTGATTCCGGCGGATAAGTGGGCTCAGTCTGCGGTGGATGAGGCGAGTCTGGTTGGCGGGAAAGTGTTTGGTGTCTCGTTTTCTCGTTCTGGGGATCGGGTTGCTTTAGCGGGTGCTGGCCGGACTGATGCTGGGGTTCATGTTGAGGTTATTGATGGGCTGTCGGGAACGATTGTTGATGGTGTGGGCCGGTTGGCTGACTGGTTGGCGGTTCGTTGGGGTGATACTGACCGGATTATGGTTGCCGGGTCTGGTGCGGTGTTGTTGCAGAAGGCGTTGACGGATCGTGGTATTCCGGGCCGTGGCGTGGTGGTTGCCGATACTGGCGTGTATGTGGAGGCTTGTCAGGCGTTTTTGGAGGGTGTAAGGTCTGGGAATGTTTCCCATCCTCGTGCCGATTCGAGGCGTGACATGTTGGATATTGCTGTGAGGTCGGCGGTTCAGAAGAAGAAAGGCTCTGCGTGGGGTTGGGGTTCCTCGTTTAAGGATGGTTCTGAGGTTCCTTTGGAGGCTGTGTCGTTGGCGTTTTTGGGGGCTAAACGTGTTAGTTGTGGCCGTCGGGAGCGTAGTGGTAGGAAGCGGGTGTCTGTGGTATGAACTCGGATGAGTTGGCTTTGATTGAGGGCATGTACGATCGTATCCAAAGGTTGTCTTCGTGGCATTGTCGCATTGAGGGCTACTATGAGGGTTCTAGTCGGGTGCGTGATTTGGGGGTTGCTATTCCTCCGGAGTTGCAGCGTGTGCAAACGGTGGTGTCGTGGCCTGGGATTGCGGTGGATGCTTTGGAGGAGCGTCTGGATTGGCTGGGCTGGACGAATGGTGATGGCTACGGTCTGGATGGTGTGTATGCTGCGAATCGGCTTGCTACGGCGTCGTGTGATGTGCATTTGGATGCGCTGATTTTTGGGTTGTCGTTTGTGGCTATCATTCCTGGCGGTGATGGCATTGTTTCTGTTCGTCCGCAGTCTCCGAAGAATTGTACGGGCAAGTTTTCTGTCGATGGGTCTCGTTTGGATGCGGGTTTGGTGGTTCAGCCGACTTGTGATCCTGAGGTGGTTGAGGCGGAGTTGTTGCTTCCTGATGTGATTGTTCAGGTGGAGCGGCGGGGCTCGCGTGAGTGGGTCGAGGTGGATCGTATACCGAATGTGTTGGGCGCTGTTCCGCTTGTGCCTATTGTGAATCGTCGTCGCACTTCTAGGATTGATGGCCGTTCGGAGATTACGAGGTCTATTAGGGCTTACACGGATGAAGCGGTCAGGACTTTGCTTGGGCAGTCTGTGAATCGTGATTTTTATGCGTATCCTCAGCGTTGGGTGACTGGTGTGTCGGCTGACGAGTTTTCGCAGCCTGGCTGGGTGTTGTCTATGGCTTCTGTGTGGGCTGTTGATAAGGATGATGATGGTGACACTCCGAATGTGGGGTCGTTTCCTGTCAATTCGCCTACACCGTATTCGGATCAGATGAGACTGTTGGCGCAGTTAACGGCGGGTGAGGCTGCGGTTCCGGAACGCTATTTCGGGTTTATCACGTCTAATCCGCCGTCGGGTGAGGCGTTGGCTGCTGAGGAGTCGAGGCTTGTGAAGCGTGCTGAGCGGCGTCAAACGTCGTTTGGTCAGGGTTGGCTGTCGGTTGGTTTCCTGGCTGCTAAGGCGTTGGATTCTCGTGTTGATGAGGCCGATTTTTTTGGTGATGTTGGTTTGCGTTGGCGTGATGCTTCAACCCCGACTCGGGCTGCTACGGCTGATGCTGTGACGAAGCTTGTTGGTGCCGGTATTTTGCCTGCCGATTCTCGGACGGTGTTGGAGATGTTGGGGCTTGATGATGTGCGGGTTGAGGCTGTGATGCGGCATCGTGCCGAATCTTCGGATCCGTTGGCTGCGCTTGCTGGGGCTATATCGCGTCAAACTAACGAGGTATGATAGGCGATGGCTTCGGGTGTTGCGTCGAGGTTGGCGGCTACCGGGTATCAGCGTGAGGCGGTCAGGTTTGCCGGGAAATATGCGGGCTATTATGCCGAGTTGGGTCGTTTGTGGCATTCCGGGAAGATGACAGATTCGCAGTATGTGCGTTTGTGTGTGGAGTTGGAGCGTGCCGGCCATGACGGTTCAGCAGCTATGGCAGCCAAGTTCGTGTCGGATTTTCGCCGGTTGAACGGTGTCGATCCTGGTTTGATCGTGTATGACGAGTTTGATGCTGCTGCGGCTTTGGCTAGGTCGTTTTCGACTATGAAGATTCTTAAGAGTGACCCGGATAGGGCGAATGACACGATTGATGCTATGGCGGCGGGTGTTAATCGGGCTGTCATGAATGCTGGCCGTGACACGGTTGAGTGGTCTGCGGGTGCGCAGGGTAGGTCGTGGCGTCGGGTGACTGATGGTGATCCGTGTGCTTTTTGTGCCATGTTGGCTACGAGGTCGGATTATACGACTAAGGAAAGGGCACTTACTACTGGTCATACGCGGCGTCATAAGCGTGGTGGCAAGCGTCCGTTTGGTTCGAAGTATCATGATCATTGTGGTTGTACGGTGGTTGAGGTTGTTGGCCCTTGGGAACCAAATAGGGCTGATGCCGAGTATCAGAGGACGTATGAGAAGGCCCGTGAGTGGGTTGATGATCACGGGTTGCAGCAGTCGCCTGGCAATATTTTGAAGGCTATGCGTACTGTTGGCGGCATGAGATAATTTGATGTGGTTTCCGGTTGTGCATCGCCGGTTATCGGTGCACAGGGTTGTCTCCCGCACGGGGGTCAACAATGTTGTGTTGTTTTCCGCAAGGAGTGTAGGTTAGGCTATGGCCGATCAAAACGTTGAAGAACAGAATGTCGACAATGATGCTGTTGAGCCCGGAAAGGGTGGAGACATTGTTGATGTTGTGAAGGATGAGCAGGCTGCCGGCGATGATCATGCCGGTGATGTTTCCGTGAAGGGTGAGGTTTCTGGGCCGTCTGGTACGGATTGGAAGGCTGAGGCCCGTAAGTGGGAGTCTCGTGCTAAAAGTAATTTCGCCGAGTTGGAGAAGCTTCGCGCCTCGGATGGTGATTCTGGATCTACTATTGATGAGCTTCGCCGCAAGAATGAGGAACTCGAAGACCGGATCAACGGGTTTGTTCTTGAGGGTGTGAAGCGCGAGGTGGCTGCCGAGTGTGGCCTGTCGGGTGATGCGATCGCTTTCTTGCACGGCGACGATCGTGAAGCGCTGGTGGAGTCTGCTAAGGCTTTGAAGGGTTTGATTGACCATAGTAGTGGTGGCGCGGGTGTGCGCCGTCTTGCGGGGAGTGCCCCCGTTGATGATGTTAAACGACGTGAGGGTGTCGCGTTTGTGGATGCTCTTGTCAATAATTCTAGGAGATGATTTCTGATGGCTGACGATTTTCTTTCTGCAGGGAAGCTTGAGCTTCCTGGTTCTATGATTGGTGCGGTTCGTGACCGTGCTATCGATTCTGGTGTTTTGGCGAAGCTTTCGCCGGAGCAGCCGACTATTTTTGGCCCTGTTAAGGGTGCCGTGTTTAGTGGTGTTCCTCGCGCTAAGATTGTTGGTGAGGGCGAGGTTAAGCCTTCCGCATCTGTTGATGTTTCGGCGTTTACTGCGCAGCCTATCAAGGTTGTGACTCAGCAGCGTGTCTCGGACGAGTTTATGTGGGCTGATGCTGATTACCGTCTGGGTGTTTTGCAGGATCTGATTTCGCCTGCCCTGGGTGCTTCGATTGGTCGCGCCGTGGATCTGATTGCTTTCCACGGTATTGATCCAGCTACGGGTAAGTCTGCTGCGGTTGTGAAGACTTCGCTTGATAAGACGAAGAATACGGTTGATGCCACCGATAGCGCTACGGCTGATCTGATTAAGGCTGTCGGTCTTATCGCTGGTGCTGGTTTGCAGGTTCCTAACGGTGTTGCTTTGGATCCGGCGTTCTCGTTTGCCCTGTCTACTGAGGTGTATCCGAAGGGGTCTCCGCTTGCCGGCCAGCCTATGTATCCTGCCGCCGGGTTTGCCGGTTTGGATAATTGGCGTGGCCTGAATGTTGGTGCTTCTTCGACTGTTTCGGGTGCCCCGGAGATGTCGCCTGCCTCTGGTGTTAAGGCTATTGCGGGTGATTTCTCTCGTGTTCATTGGGGTTTCCAGCGTAACTTCCCGATCGAGCTGATCGAGTATGGCGATCCGGATCAGACTGGGCGTGACCTGAAGGGCCATAACGAGGTTATGGTTCGTGCCGAGGCTGTGCTGTATGTGGCTATCGAGTCGCTTGATTCGTTTGCTGTTGTGAAGGAGAAGGCTGCCCCGAAGCCTAATCCGCCGTCTGAGAACTGATTTATTGTTGCGGTGATGTGTTTATGTGCAGGGGGTGGTGTTGATGGGTATCATTTTGAAGCCTGAGGATATTGAGCCTTTCGCCGATATTCCTAGAGAGAAGCTTGAGGCGATGATCGCCGATGTGGAGGCTGTGGCTATCAGTGTCGCCCCCTGTATAGCTAAACCGGATTTCAAATACAAGGATGCTGCCAAGGCTATTCTGCGTAGGGCTTTGTTGCGCTGGAATGATACCGGGGTTTCTGGTCAGGTGCAGTATGAGTCTGCGGGTCCTTTCGCCCAGACTACACGGTCTAATACGCCTACGAATTTGTTGTGGCCTTCTGAGATTGCTGCGTTGAAGAAGCTGTGTGAGGGGAATAGTGGGGCTGGTAAAGCGTTCACTATCACCCCCACTATTAATAGTAGATATGCACATTCTGAGGTGTGTTCCACGGTGTGGGGTGAGGGCTGTTCGTGCGGTTCTGATATTAACGGCTGCGATGGCCCTTTGTGGGAGATATGATATGACTGGTTTTCCTTATGGTGAAACGGTTGTGATGCTTCAACCGACTGTTCGTGTCGATGATCTTGGTGACAGGGTTGAGGATTGGGGGCATCCTGTAGAAACCGTGTACCATAACGTGGCCATCTATGCTTCCGTGTCGCAGGAGGATGAGGCTGCCGGCCGTGACTCTGACTATGAGTATTGGACACTGCTTTTCAAATCCCCTGTTGTGGGTGCTGATTATCGTTGTAGGTGGCGTATTCGGGGTGTGGTGTGGGAGGCTGACGGGTCTCCTATGGTGTGGCATCATCCGATGTCTGGCTGGGATGCGGGTACGCAGATTAAGGTGAAGCGTAAGAAGGGTTGATGGGTAGTGGCTCAGGATGTGAATGTGAAGCTGAACTTGCCGGGTATTCGTGAGGTGTTGAAGTCTTCTGGGGTGCAGTCTATGTTGGCTGAGCGTGGCGAGCGTGTCAAGCGTGCGGCCTCGGCGAATGTGGGCGGTAACGCTTTCGATAAGGCCCAATATCGTGCAGGGTTGTCGTCGGAGGTGCAGGTTCACCGTGTTGAGGCTGTCGCCAGGATTGGTACCACCTATAAGGGTGGTAAAAGGATTGAGGCGAAGCATGGCACGCTGGCCCGGTCGATTGGGGCTGCGTCGTGATCGTCTACGGTGACCCCAGGAAGTGGGCTAAACGCGTGCTCAAGGATGATGGCTGGCTGGCTGGGATACCATGCACCGGGACAGTGCCGGATAGCTTTACGGGTGACCTGATTTGGTTGGCGTTGGATGGTGGCCCACAGTTGCATGTTCGTGAGCGTGTTTTTTTGCGCGTGAATGTGTTTTCGGATACGCCGGATCATGCTATGTCGTTGGCGCGTCGTGTTGAGGCTGTTCTGGCTGACGGGGTTGATGGTGATCCGGTAGTGTTTTGTAGGCGTTCTACTGGTCCTGATTTGCTGGTTGATGGTGCACGTTTTGATGTGTATTCGCTGTTCGAGCTGATATGTAGGCCTGTCGAATCTGAGTAAACGTATTTGTTTTCTATATTTTGTTTTTGTTTGATTATTTTTGGGGGTTGTGATGGCTGCTACACGTAAAGCGTCTAATGTTCGCTCTGCTGTTACTGGTGACGTCTATATTGGTGACGCTCACGCCGGTGACACTATTGATGGTGTTGGGAAGATTCCTGACGGTCTTACCGCTTTAGGGTACCTGTCTGATGACGGGTTTAAGATTAAGCCTGAGCGTAAAACGGATGATTTGAAGGCTTGGCAGAATGCGGATGTTGTTCGCACTGTTGCCACCGAGTCGTCTATCGAGATTTCTTTCCAGCTGATCGAATCCAAGAAAGAGGTTATCGAACTGTTTTGGCAGTCGAAGGTTACTGCCGGAGCCGATTCGGGTTCGTTCGATATTTCACCAGGCGCCACCACTGGCGTGCATGCTTTACTGATGGATATTGTTGATGGGGATCAGGTTATTCGCTACTATTTCCCTGAGGTTGAGTTGATCGATCGTGACGAGATTAAGGGTAAGAATGGCGAGGTGTACGGGTATGGTGTGACGTTGAAGGCGTATCCTGCCCAGATTAATAAGAAGGGTGATGCGGTGTCGGGTCGGGGGTGGATGACGGCTTTAAAAGCTGATACTCCTCCGGTTCCTCCGAAGCCTCAGCCGGATCCGAATCCGCCGTCCGATCATTGATACACATAGTTTGAGGGATTGTTGATAGATGAGTGACACAGGTTACACATTAAAGATTGGTGACCGTAGCTGGGTGTTGGCGGATGCGGAGGAGACGGCTCAGGCTGTTCCTGCCCGTGTTTTTCGCCGTGCAGCTAAGATTGCCCAGTCGGGGGAGTCTGCGGATTTCGCCCAGGTTGAGGTGATGTTTTCTATGTTGGAGGCTGCCGCCCCGGCTGACGCTGTGGAGGCTTTGGAGGGGCTTCCTATGGTTCGTGTTGCCGAGATTTTCCGTCAGTGGATGGAATACAAGCCTGACGGAAAGGGTGCCTCGTTGGGGGAATAGTTTGGCTCCACGGCCTGATTGATGATTATCGTGGGGCCATCGAATATGATTGGAGGACCCGGTTCGGTTGCTCGGTTTATGATGTTGGTGGCCCGCAGATGTGTTGGGGTGAGGCTGTCCGGCTGGCTGGCGTGTTGTGTACCGATACGTCGAGCCAGTTGGCGGCCCACCTGAATGGTTGGCAGCGCCCGTTTGAGTGGTGTGAGTGGGCTGTACTGGATATGCTGGATCATTACAGGTCTGCTAATAGTGAGGGGCAGCCGGAGCCTGTGGCGAGGCCTACGGATGAGCGTAGGGCCCGGTTTACGTCTGGGCAGGTGGACGATATTTTGGCGCGTGTTCGTGCCGGTGGCGGGGTGTCTCGCGAGATTAATATTATGGGGTGAATAGTGTATGTCTGGTGAGATTGCTTCCGCATATGTGTCGTTGTATACGAAGATGCCTGGTTTGAAATCGGATGTTGGTAAACAGCTTTCCGGGGTGATGCCTGCTGAGGGGCAGCGTTCGGGTAGTCTTTTTGCTAGCGGGATGAAGTTGGCTTTGGGTGGCGCCGCAATGATGGGCGCTATCAATGTTGCCAAAAAGGGCCTTAAGTCTATCTATGATGTGACTATTGGTGGCGGTATTGCTAGGGCGATGGCTATCGATGAGGCTCAGGCTAAGTTGACTGGTTTGGGTCATACGTCTTCTGACACGTCTTCGATTATGAATTCGGCTATTGAGGCTGTGACTGGTACGTCGTATGCGTTGGGTGATGCGGCTTCTACTGCTGCGGCGTTGTCTGCTTCGGGTGTGAAGTCTGGCGGGCAGATGACGGATGTGTTGAAGACTGTCGCTGATGTGTCTTATATTTCGGGTAAGTCGTTTCAGGATACGGGCGCTATTTTTACGTCTGTGATGGCTCGCGGTAAGTTGCAGGGCGATGACATGTTGCAGCTTACGATGGCGGGTGTTCCTGTGCTGTCTTTGCTTGCCAGGCAGACTGGTAAGACGTCTGCTGAGGTGTCGCAGATGGTGTCGAAGGGGCAGATTGATTTTGCCACGTTTGCGGCTGCGATGAAGCTTGGCATGGGTGGTGCTGCGCAGGCGTCTGGTAAGACGTTTGAGGGCGCTATGAAGAATGTTAAGGGCGCCCTGGGTTATCTGGGTGCTACGGCTATGGCCCCGTTTCTTAACGGGTTGCGGCAGATTTTTGTTGCGTTGAATCCGGTTATTAAGTCGGTGACGGATTCTGTGAAGCCGATGTTTGCTGCCGTCGATGCTGGTATTCAGCGTATGATGCCGTCTATTTTGGCGTGGATTAATCGTATGCCGGGCATGATCACTCGAATGAATGCACAGATGCGCGCCAAGGTGGAGCAGTTGAAGGGCATTTTTGCGAGAATACATTTGCCTGTTCCTAAAGTGAATTTGGGTGCCATGTTTGCTGGCGGCACCGCAGTGTTTGGTATTGTTGCTGCGGGTGTGGGTAAGCTTGTTGCAGGGTTTGCCCCGTTGGCGGTTGCGTTGAAGAATCTACTGCCTTCGTTTGGTGCTTTGAAGGGTGCCGCCGGGGGGCTTGGCGGCGTGTTTCGCGCCCTGGGTGGCCCTGTCGGGATTGTGATTGGCTTGTTTGCTGCCATGTTTGCTACTAACACCCAGTTCCGTGCCGCTGTTATGCAGCTTGTGGCTGTGGTTGGCCAGGCTTTGGGGCAGATTATGGCCGCTGTGCAGCCGCTGTTTGGTTTGGTTGCGGGGCTGGTGGCACAGTTGGCGCCAGTGTTCGGCCAGATTATCGGTATGGTTGCCGGTTTGGCTGCCCAGATTGTGCCTTTGATTAGTATGCTTGTCGCCCGGCTAGTTCCTGTGATCACGCAGATTATTGGTGCGGTGACACAGGTTGCTGCCATGTTGTTGCCTGCGTTGATGCCGGTGCTTCAGGCTGTTGTGGCTGTGATACAGCAGGTTGTTGGTGTAATCATGCAGTTGGTGCCTGTTTTGATGCCTGTGATTCAGCAGATTTTGGGTGCTGTCATGTCTGTTCTGCCGCCGATTATTGGTTTGATCAGGTCGTTGATACCAGTCATCATGTCGATTATGCGTGTGGTGATGCAGGTTGTTGGTACCGTGCTACAGGTGGTGGCCCGCATTATTCCGGTTGTGATGCCGATTGTGACAGCTGTGATCGGGTTTGTTGCACGTATTCTTGGCGCTATTGTGTCTGCTGCAGCCCGGATTATTGGGACTGTCACCCGTGTCATCTCATGGGTTGTGAATCATTTAGTGTCTGGCGTGAGGTCTATGGGCACGGCCATCCTGAATGGCTGGAATCATATTAGAGCGTTTACGTCTGCGTTTATTAACGGTTTCAAGTCGGTTATTTCTGGCGGCGTGAACGCGGTGGTGGGGTTTTTTGCCCGGCTGGGTTCTTCGGTTGCCTCCCATGTGAGGTCTGGTTTTAACGCGGCTCGTGGTGCTGTTTCTTCTGCGATGAATGCTATTCGGAGTGTTGTGTCTTCGGTGGCGTCTGCTGTTGGCGGGTTTTTCGGGTCGATGGCGTCTAGGGTTCGTAGTGGTGCTGTGCGCGGGTTTAATGGTGCCCGGAGTGCGGCTTCTTCTGCTATGCATGCTATGGGTTCTGCTGTGTCTGCCGGCGTGCATGGTGTGCTGGGTTTTTTCCGGAATTTGCCTGGTAATATTCGGCGTGCGCTTGGTAATATGGGGTCTTTGTTGGTGTCGGCTGGCCGTGATGTGGTGTCTGGTTTGGGTAATGGTATCCGGAATGCTATGAGTGGCTTGTTGGATACGGTGCGTAATATGGGTTCCCAGGTGGCTAACGCTGCTAAGTCGGTGTTGGGTATTCATTCCCCATCGAGGGTGTTTCGTGACCAGGTTGGCCGTCAGGTTGTTGCCGGTTTGGCTGAGGGTATTACTGGTAATGCTGGTTTGGCGTTGGATGCGATGTCGGGTGTGGCTGGTCGGCTGCCTGGTGCGGTTGATGCCCGGTTTGGTGTGCGATCGTCTGTGGGCTCGTTTACCCCGTACGACCGGTATCGGCGTGCGAGCGAGAAGAGTGTTGTGGTGAATGTGAATGGGCCTACTTATGGTGATCCTAACGAGTTTGCAAAGCGGATTGAGCGGCAGCAGCGTGACGCGTTGAACGCGTTGGCTTACGTGTGATTGGGGGTGTTGTGCATGTTTATTCCTGACCCGTCTGATCGTTCTGGTTTGACTGTGACCTGGTCTATGTTGCCGTTGATTGGTGATGGTCCGGAGCGTGTGCTTCATTTGACGGATTATACGGGGTCGTCTCCGATAATGTTGTTGAATGATTCGTTGCGCGGTTTGGGTGTTCCTGAGGTTGAGCATTTTTCTCAAACTCATGTTGGGGTGCATGGCTCGGAGTGGCGCGGGTTTAATGTGAAGCCTCGCGAGGTGACATTACCGGTTTTGGTGTCGGGTGTTGACCCGGATCCGGTGGGCGGGTTTCGTGACGGTTTTTTGAAAGCCTATGACGCGTTGTGGTCTGCTTTTCCTCCTGGGGAGGAGGGGGAGTTGTCTGTGAAGACTCCTGCCGGCCGTGAGCGTGTGTTGAAGTGTCGGTTTGATTCGGCTGATGACACGTTTGCGGTGGATCCGGTGAATCGTGGCTATGCGCGTTATGTGCTTCATTTGACAGCGTATGACCCGTTTTGGTATGGGGATGAGCAGAAGTTTCGTTTTAGTAATGCGAAGTTGCAGGATTGGTTGGGTGGCGGCCCGGTCGGCAAGGATGGCACTGCGTTTCCTGTGGTGTTGACGCCTGGTGTGGGCTCGGGCTGGGATAACCTGTCTAATAAGGGTGATGTGCCTGCGTGGCCTGTGATTCGTGTCGAGGGGCCTTTGGAGTCGTGGTCTGTGCAGATTGATGGTTTGCGTGTGTCTTCTGATTATCCTGTGGAGGAGTATGATTGGATCACTATTGATACGGATCCTCGTAAACAGTCTGCATTGTTGAACGGGTTTGAGGATGTGATGGATCGTTTGAAGGAGTGGGAGTTTGCGCCTATCCCTCCTGGCGGTTCTAAGAGTGTGAATATTGAGATGGTTGGTTTGGGTGCCATTATTGTGTCGGTGCAGTACAGGTTTTTGAGGGCTTGGTGAGCGATTGTGGCTGGTCTTGTTCCGCATGTAACGTTGTTTACGCCGGATTATCGTCGTGTGGCGCCTATCAATTTTTTTGAGTCGTTGAAGTTGTCGTTGAAGTGGAATGGTTTGTCGACGCTGGAGTTGGTGGTGTCGGGGGATCATTCTAGGCTTGACGGGTTGACTAGGCCGGGTGCACGGCTTGTTGTTGATTATGGTGGTGGCCAGATTTTTTCTGGGCCTGTGCGTAGGGTGCATGGTGTGGGTCCGTGGCGTTCTTCCCATGTGACTATCACGTGTGAGGATGATATCCGCCTGTTGTGGCGTATGCTGATGTGGCCTGTGAATTATCGTCCCGGTTTGGTTGGTATGGAGTGGCGTGCCGACAGGGATTATGCTCATTATTCGGGTGCGGCTGAGTCGGTGGCTAAGCAGGTGTTGGGGGATAATGCTTGGCGGTTTCCACCTGGTTTGTTTATGGAGGAGGATGAGAGTCGTGGCCGCTATATTAAGGATTTTCAGGTGCGGTTCCACTTGTTTGCCGATAAGTTGTTGCCGGTGTTGTCGTGGGCTCGGATGACTGTTTCGGTGAACCAGTTTGAGAATGCGAAGTCTGATCAGCGGGGTTTAGTGTTTGATTGTGTACCGGCTGTGACCCGTAGTCATGTGTTGACTGCCGAGTCTGGTTCGATTGTGTCGTGGGAGTATGTGAGGGAGGCGCCTAAGGCTACGTCTGTGGTGGTTGGTGGCCGCGGCGAGGGCAAGGATCGGCTGTTTTGTGAGGATGTTGATTCGATGGCCGAGGATGAGTGGTTTGATCGTGTCGAGGTGTTTAAGGATGCTCGTAACACGGATTCTGAGCATGTGCATCTCATCGATGAGGCTGAGCAGGTGCTGTCCGAGTTAGGGGCGACGTCGGGGTTTAAGATTGAGTTGGCTGAGTCGGATGTGTTGCGGTTTGGGCCTGGCCGGTTGATGCCTGGGGATTTGATTTATGTGGATGTGGGTTCTGGCCCGATTGCGGAGATTGTGCGGCAGATTGATGTGGAGTGTGATTCGCCTGGTGATGGTTGGACGAAGGTGACTCCTATTGCGGGGGATTATGAGGATAATCCGTCGGCGTTGCTAGCGCGGCGTGTGGCTGGTTTGGCTGCGGGTGTGCGGGATTTGCAAAAGTTTTAGAAGGATTGGGGTTTGTTGTGGGTATTGTGTGTAAAGGGTTTGATGGTGTGTTGACCGAGTATGATTGGGCTCAAATGTCTGGTCTGATGGGTAATATGCCTTCGGTTAAGGGCCCGGACGATTTTCGTGTCGGCACGACGATTCAGGGTGCCACAGTGTTGTGTGAGGTCCTGCCGGGGCAGGCTTGGGCTCACGGGGTGATGTGCACGTCGAATAGTGTTGAGACGGTGACAGGTCAACTTCCGGGCCCGGGTGAAACTCGTTATGACTATGTGGTGTTGTCTCGGGATTGGGAGGCGAATACAGCCAAGTTGGAGATTGTTCCTGGGGGGCGTGCGGAGCGTGCCAGGAATGTGTTGCGTGCGGAGCCTGGCGTGTACCATCAGCAGCTACTGGCGACTTTGGTGTTGTCGTCGAACGGGTTGCAGCAGCAGTTGGATAGGCGTGCTATAGCGGCCCGTGTGGCGTTTGGGGAGTCTGCTGCGTGTGATCCTACCCCGGTGGAGGGTGACCGGGTGATGGTTCCTTCGGGGGCTGTGTGGGCTAACCATGCCGGCGAGTGGATGCTGTTGTCTCCGCGGATCGAAACGGGCACTAAGTCGATCCAGTTTGGTGGTTCTAACGTGTATGCTTACACGATCCCGTTTGAGCGTTCCTTTGGTAGTGCGCCTGTTGTGGTGGCGTCTATGGCTACGGCGGCTGGGGGTACGCAGCAGATTGATGTGAAAGCCTACAATGTTACTGCCAAGGATTTTGGGTTGGCGTTTATCACGAATGATGGTTCGAAGCCTTCTGGTGTGCCTGCGGTTGCGAATTGGATTGCTGTCGGCGTGTGACCGGGCTGTTGCGGCTGATGTTGTAATGTTGGGGGGCTGTGGTGTCGTGGTTTACTCCTGCACTGGTGGCCTCTATTTGTACCGCGTTGGCCACGGTTTTGGGTTCTGTTCAGGCGGTCACGTCTAAATCTCGGAGGCGTTTGCGGCGGCTGTCGGCTCAGGTGGATGCGATGGAAGAGTATACGTGGGGTGTGCGGCGCGAGGTGCGAAGGTTTAACGCCGGGCTTCCTGATGATGTGGAGCCGATGCATCTCCCTGATGTGCCCGAGTTTTTGAAAGATACTGTTGATGGTGGAGGTGAGTAGGGTTGAGGGAGTTGGAGGAGGAGAAGCGGCAGCGCCGTAATTTTGAGAAGGCTTCACTGGTGTTGTTGTTTTTGTCGCTTGTGTTGTTGGCGGTGGTTGCCGGGGGTGCTTTACGTTTCGGGGCTGTATCCTCTGAGCGGAATTCGGAGCAGGCGAGGGCCCAGTCGAATGGTACAGCTGCCAGGGGTTTAGCCAGCCGTGTGAAGCGGGTGTGTGCTTCGGGTGGCCAAGAGTCGGTGCGGCTTCACAGGTCTGGTTTGTGTGTGGATGCTCAGCGTGTTGAGCGGAGTGTGCAGAGTGTGCTGGGTCCTGCCGGTGAGCGCGGCCCGCAAGGCCCTGCAGGTGTTGACGGCCGGGATGGTGTTAATGGTTCGGCTGGGCTGGTTGGCCCTGTTGGTCCGCAGGGTTCTCCCGGTTTGAATGGTGTGGCTGGCCCGGACGGGTTGCCTGGCGTGAATGGATCGGATGGCCATGATGGTGTTCCGGGCCGTGCAGGTGCTGACGGTGTGAACGGCGCTGATGGTCGGGATGGTTTGGCTGGTGAACGCGGCGATGTGGGACCGGCAGGACCTGAAGGCCCGCAAGGTGCACAGGGTGAACAGGGTGAGCGTGGACCAGCCGGTCCCGCCGGTGCGAACGGATCCGATGGTAAGGATGGTAAGGATGGCCGTTCTGTGGTGTCCGTGTACTGTTCCGGGGGTCGCCTGGTTGTGAAATATAGTGACGGTGTGGCTTCCACGATATCGGGTTCAGTGGCCTGCCAGGGTGTGAAACCGTCGCCTATAGTGACTATATCATCCCACAAATAGAAAGGAGTGGCTGTGATGGTAGTGTTTGGTGGTGGCGTGTTGTGAGATACATTCCAGCAGCGCATCACTCTGCCGGCTCGAATAGTCCGGTGAATAGGGTTGTGATTCATGCGACGTGCCCGGATGTGGGGTTTCCGTCCGCCTCGCGTAAAGGACGGGCTGTGTCCACGGCAAACTATTTTGCTTCCCCATCGTCTGGTGGTTCGGCGCATTACGTTTGCGATATTAGTGAGACTGTGCAATGTTTGAGTGAGTCTACGATTGGGTGGCATGCCCCGCCGAATCCGCATAGTTTGGGTATAGAGATTTGCGCGGATGGGGGTTCGCACGCCTCGTTTCGGGTGCCGGGGCATGCTTACACTCGTGAGCAGTGGCTGGATCCTCGCGTGTGGCCTGCCGTAGAGAAGGCTGCCGTGTTGTGTCGGCAGTTGTGTGACAAATATAATGTTCCGAAAAGGAAGCTTAGTGCAGCCGATTTGAAGGCTGGCAGGCGGGGTGTGTGCGGGCATGTGGATGTTACTGATGCGTGGCATCAGTCGGATCATGATGATCCGGGGCCGTGGTTTCCGTGGGACAAATTTATGGCCGTTGTCTGCGGCGGTAGTGGTAGTGAGGAGTTAACTGTGGCTGATGTGAAAGCCTTGCATGATCAGATTAAACAATTGTCTGCTCAGCTTACTGGTTCGGTGAATAAGCTGCACCATGATGTTGGTGTGGTTCAGGTTCAGAATGGTGATTTGGGTAAACGTGTCGAGGCCCTGTCGTGGGTGAAGAATCCGGTGACGGGGAAGCTGTGGCGTACCAAGGATGCTTTGTGGAGTGTCTGGTATTACGTGTTGGAGTGTCGCAGCCGCATCAGTAGGCTCGAGTCTGCTGTCAACGGTTTGAAAAAGTGATGGTGGTTTGTTGTGGGTAAACAGTTTTGGTTGGGCTTGTTTGAGCGTGCCCTGAAAACTTTTATTCAAACGTTTGTTGCTGTGTTGGGGGTGACTGCGGGTGTCACTTATACTGCGGAGTCGTTTCGCGGTTTGCCGTGGGAGTCTGCCCTGATAACAGCAACGGTTGCTGCGGTTTTGTCGGTTGCTACCTCGTTTGGTAATCCGTCGTTTGTGGCCGGCAAACCTGGTAAGCAGCCCCTGGTGGATGCGGGTTTGGTTCCACCGGATGATCCTGGAATAGTGGAGTCTCACTCGGTGGATGTGTCGGATCCTGGCATGATTGAGCCGATTGATGATGCGGATCTTGGTGTAGGCTATGTGCCGAAACACGCTGCCGAGTCGGAGGTTGGGACGGTAGAGTCTACTGTTGCATAATTGAACATAGATGTGTGCCCCAGCGGTGCTGCCACGATCGTGTGGTGGTTGCCGCTGGGGCACTATTTCTGTTTATGCGGTGTGGCTATGATTCGTTGCGGTCGATGGTGTCTTCGAGCATCTGATACAGGTGGAGGCAGGTAGAGATCGTATCGCTGGCCTGGTCTAGAACGTTCCGGCCGATAACGTTTTTGTGGTTGTCGCGGTGGCGGATGATAGCCCACATGATCTCGTCGGCTGCCGCCTGCAATAGTTTTGCCTGGTATGCGATTCCGGCGAGCCAGTCTAGTGCTTCCTGGCTTGCATAGGGGCTCTGGTCCTCGCTGTTGTCACGGGTGTTGCTGTTGTTTGTGGGGTGTCCTGCACTGTCGCATAACCACAGGATTTCGCTGCACTCGTCTAGCGTGTCTTGGTCGATAGCGAGATCGTCGAGGCTGACATTGTTGACGGTAAGGTTCACGTTGTCGAGTGAGATGGGTACACCGTACTGGTTTTCGACACTGTCAACAATGTTTTCCAGCTGTTGCATGTTGGTGGGTTGTTGTTGGACGATACGGTGTATCGCTGTGTTGAGGGTGATGTAGGGGATATTGTGTGTGTTGTTCATGGTTTTATCCCATCCCTGCGCTGTCGTCTTGGTAGTATCGACTGTTTGCGTATCCTGTTAGGGTGATCAGTGTTTGATCTGCCCACTGTTTCACGGTTTGTCTTGTCACTCCGAGTCGTTGGGCTGCCACCGAATAGGTTTGATCATACCCGTATACTTCGCGGAATGCTGCCAACCGTGCCAAATGTTTTCGCTGTTTGGATGGCTGGCAGGTGAGGGTGTAGTCGTCGATGGCTAGCTGCAAATCGATCATGGTGACAATGTTGTTGCCGTGGTGTTGTGGCGCGGTTGGTGGGGGTGGCATGCCTGGCTCGACGCTCGGTTTCCATGGGCCTCCGTTCCAGATCCATTGCGCGGCTTGGATGATGTCGGCGGTGGTGTAGGTTCGGTTCATGTGTCATCCCCTGAATAGGTTGTCGAGGTTGTCTGGGTTGCTAGTGTTGGTGGTGTCGAATCGTCCCACACAGTGGCAGTAGTCGTACATGAGTTTGATGATGTGTTGGTGGTCGCCGAGGTAGGTGTTTCCGCTGATACTGTAGGTGGCTGTGCCGTCTTTACTGATGGTGTATTTGGCGGTGATGGTTTCGGGTGTTTCGGTGTTGGTGATGATTGCTGTGGTGGTAGTGCCTACTGTTTGGAGTATGGTGGTTTGGGTTCCGTCGTCGAGGATGGTTTTAACCATGGTGTGTGTTCTCCCTTTGTGTTAGTTACTGGTTTGGTTGTCGGCTATGGCTGTGATTTCTTGGACTGGTTTGGGTAGATCTAAATGCTGTATGGTTTTGTTGGCTAATCGTTGGGCTACACGGTAGCACATTTGGGTCCACTGGTTGCCGGTGAGCTGGTGGTATTGGTTGCGCACGGCTATGTAGAGGAGTGCGTCTTGATAGAGGTCGTCGGGGTTGATGGCCGGGTAGTGGCGTGCAATATTGGTGCAGGCTTTGTGTAGCTGGTGTTGGTGGTGGGGGGTTGCCCATCCCCAGTTGGCTGTGGTGGCTTGTTCTACTTTGGTTGGTCGTCTGCTCATGGCACTATTTCATCTCGCTATCTGGTAGTTGTTTGGTGTTTTGTTGTTGATAGTGTAGCACACGAGTCCGGGGTTGCCGGTGGTGCCTGTGCGGTGCCGGTACCAGACGGATTCGCCTTCCATGGATGGGCATTGGATGAAGGTGCGTTGTCCTTGCTCGGATATTTCTAGGTGGTGCCGGTGCCCTGCCATGAGGATGTGGGATGTGGTGCCGTTGTGGAATTCTTGGCCGCGCCACCATTCGTAGTGTTGGTTGTTGCGCCATTGGTGTCCGTGGGCGTGGAGGATTTGTGTGCCTGCCACGTCGACGGTGGTGGTCATTTCGTCCCGTTGGGGGAAGTGGAAGTGAAGGTTGGGGTAGTTGTTGGTGAGTTGGTAGGCTTCTGCGATGGCGCGGCAGCAGTCCACATCGAAGGAGTCGTCGTAGGTGGTGACGCCTTTACCGAAGCGCACGGCTTCTCCGTGGTTGCCGGGGATGGATGTGATGGTGACGTTGGCGCAGTGGTCAAACATGTGGATGAGTTGCATCATGGCCATGCGGGTGAGCCTGATTTGTTCTGTCAAGGGTGTTTGTGTGCGCCAGGCGTTGTTGCCTCCTTGTGACACGTATCCTTCGATCATGTCGCCGAGGAAGGCGATGTGGACGCGTTGCGGCTGGCCTGCTTGTTGCCAGTAGTGTTTGGCGGATGTGAGGGAGTGTAGGTAGTCGTCTGCAAAGTGTGCTGTTTCTCCGCCGGGTATGCCTTTGCCGATTTGGAAGTCTCCCGCCCCGATAACGAAGGCCGCATCGCTATAGTCGGTGTGGGTGTCCTGTTCGGGTTTTGGGGGTGTCCATTCGGCTAGTTTATCGACGAGTTCATCGACCGGGTAGTGGTTTGTTGTGGGTTGGTGGTCGATGATTTTTTGTATGGATCGGCCTGTTTCTCCGTTGGGGAGTGTCCATTCGGAGATGCGTGTGCGGCGTACGGTGCCGTTGGCTAGATTGTCGCAGATGATGTCTGCTTCGCTATCGTGGTTGGCTAGCTGGGTGAGTAGCCGGTCTATGTTGTCGATCATTGATGATTATCCCCTTTCTTTGGGTTTAGTCGTCGTCTGTGGTCTTTAATAACAGTGGCGGAGATGGGGTATCCGGCTTGGGTGAGCTGTTTGGCTAGCCAGGATGCTGGGATGGTTTTGTCAGCTAATACTTGTGAAGCTTTATCGCCGTAGCGTTGGATGAGGGTTTCAGTTTTGGTTGCCATGATATCCTAGGGGTTGTGTGGTGGGCTGCCATCCTGTGCGGCAGTCGCCGTCATGTCCTGGTTTGCGTGTGCACCACGATACGGTTCCGTCTGTGTGGTGGAGTGTTTTGCCGCACATGACGTTTTGTAGATGCTCCGGCAGCTGGTCGGTGTTGTTGCTGGTTTGTGTGTCGAAGAGTGTTTTTTGTTTGGTGAAGTGTTCGGACACGGTGCCATTATGCACGGGTAGTATCCATGTTTTCCATTGTTGTTGTAGCCGGGTGTTCCAGTGGAATTGTTTGGCGGCGTTTTCGGCCTGTTTGGCGGTTTTGTAGTAGCCGACTAATATGCGCTGATGCTGCTGGTCGGGAGGGTTTTGGCCTCGCCAGTATTGTGCCGCTACAGCGTAGCGGTTGCTGGCTGTGAAGGCGTCCCAGCAGTATTCAATAATGTGTTGCAACATACTGTCTGGCAGGCTGTCAGGGTTGATGGTGGTGTTTTGGGTGATCATGCCGCGGATGGCTTGCCGGTTTTTGGTGGTGGGTTTGAATGCGATGCTCACGATAGTACCGGCTGGTTGTCTTGCATGAACTGGTTGAAGGTGTTGTTCCCGGCGTGTTGGGCTTGTGTGATTTGCTGGTCGGTCCAGTCTGGGTGTTGCTGTTTCAGATAGTGCCAGTGGCACGCATTGTAGGTTTCGTCTTGTAGCCGTGTGAGATGGTTTTCGGTGATGATTTGTTTCCACATGGCCCATGACACGTCGAGCCGGTTGAGGATTTCGAGGGCGGGAATGTTGAATTGGTTGAGGAAGAGGATTTCGTGGGTGTAGTAGTTTTTCTCGTAGGCGTCCCATCCGCTTCGGTGCCTGTTGGGCTGGTTTTTGGGGTAGGCTTCCCGGCATACTTTGTGTAACTGTTTGGCCATGTCGTCGGGTAGTTTAATGTCGGGGTTGGCGCGGATCATGGATCGCATCCCATCATAGGTGGTGCCCCAGGTGTGCATGATGTAGGTGGGGTCTTCTCCATCGGCCCATTTTTCTGCACAGATGGCGAGGCGGATACGCCTCCTGGCTGCTTGGCTAATGTTGCGCCGGTTGGGGATTGGGCACGTGTCGAGGGGATCCATGGTGTTTTAGTGTACCTTTCTTGGTTTGGGTTGCTTGTGTGGTTTTATTGTAGCACTGTGTTGAGGGCTTGTGTCAACCCTGTTTTGCCGGTTTTCAGGTATGTGTCTGTGACGTCGCCGACGGTGAGGGGTACGTGTATGGCTTGGGGGAGTGCGTTTTGGAGGGTTTGGGCCATTTGGTCGCCTGCCGGGTCGGGGTCGGACCAAATGTAGATGTGGTCGTAGCCTTCGAAGAATTTGGTCCAGAAGTTTTGCCACGAGGTGGCCCCGGGGCAGGCTACGGCTGGCCATCCGCATTGTTCGAGGATCATGGAGTCGAATTCGCCTTCGCAAATGTGCATGTCTGTTTGCGTGGTGGCCATGGCGGCCATGTTGTATATGGAGCCTGTGTCTCCTGCTGGGGTTAAGTATTTGGGGTGGTTGTGGGTTTTGCAGTCGTGCGGGAGTGAGCAGCGGAACCGGATTTTGCGTATCTCGGCTGGCCCTTCCCATGTGGGGTACATGTAGGGGATGGTGATGCACTGGTTGTAGTTTTCGTGGCCGGGTATGGGGTCATTGTCGATGTATCCAAGGTGGTGGTAGCGGGCTGTTTCTTCGCTGACGCCTCTGGCCGAGAGGAGGTCGAGAATGTTTTCGAGGTGGGTTTCGTAGAGGGCCGAGGCTTTCTGGATTCGGCGGCGTTCCGCAATATTGTATGGGCGTAGCGTGTCGTACATTCGGGTTTTCTTCTTCTAATCGTTGTTGTAGTTTGGCGAGGCCTCCTCCTACACCGCATGTGTGGCAGTACCAGACGCCCTTGTCGAGGTTGATGCTCATGGAGGGCTGGTGGTCGTCGTGGAGTGGGCAGAGGATGTGTTGCTCGTTCCTGGACGGATTGTAGCGTATCCGGTAGGTGTCGAGGAGGCGGCAGGTGTCAGAGGTGTGGGAGGAGCTCGTTGAGGGTTGATACCACATAGGCTTCGCTCCAGGGCTTGTTGCGCTGTTTCATGACGACGAGTCCGATGGTGGAATTGTTTTGTTTGTTTCGGTGTGTTTCGTAGTTGCGTGCCTCCCGGCTGGCTTGTTTCACGAATTGGGCGAGATGCTGCTGGCCGGCTTTCGCCTCGATAATGTAGGTTTTGTTGCCGGTTTTGAGGATGAGGTCGCCTTCGTCTTCGTGGCCGTTGAGGTGGAGGCGTTCTATATCATAGCCGGTGTCGCGTAGCTGGTGCAATAATCGTGTTTCCCATTCGGCTCCGGCCCGACGGTTTCTTGATTGTTGTGTAGCCATCATAGTCCTTTGTGTGTTGTGGTCATTTTCCAGGGCTGTTTTTCGGCGAGTGGCCCGAAGAATGTGTATTCGGGGTAGGCTCGTAGCCGCTCGTATTGGGTGCCGTCTGGGCTGGATTTGCCTGTGCGCTGTTTCAATACGGCGATGCGTGCCTCGGCTGGTATCGATAGCCCGTTGCCGTTATCCTCGCCACTATACAATGAGACTCCGAGGATGAGTTGTGGTTTTTCGGAGAGGCCGTTTTTGATTTCTCGCCGGGCTGGCGGGTGTTCGATGTCGGTTCCGGTTTTGTCGGTTGCGTGGTGTGTGACAATAATGGTGGAGCCAGTATCCCTGCCCAATGCTGTGATCCATTGCATGGCTTCTTGCTGTGCCTGGTAGTCGGATTCGCAGTCTTGAATGTCCATCAGGTTGTCGATAACGATGAGTGGCGGGAAGGTGTTCCACATTTCCATGTAGGCTTGTAATTCCATGGTGATGTCTGTCCAGGTGATGGGTGACTGGAATGAGAATGTGATGTGTTGGCCGTGGTGGATGCTGTCTCGATAGTATTCGGGCCCGTAGGTGTCGATGTTGTGTTGTATTTCAGCGGTTGTGTGGATGGTGTTGAGTGAGATGATTCGTGTGGAGGCCTCCCAGGGTGTCATGTCCCCTGATATGTAGAGGGCTGGCTGGTTGAGCATAGCGGTGATGAACATGGCTAGCCCTGATTTTTGGCTGCCGGAGCGCCCCGCGATCATGACTAGGTCCCCTTTGTGGATGTGCATGTCCAGGTTGCGGTAGAGGGGTTCTAGTTGTGGTATGCGGGGCAGCTCGGCTGCGGTTTGGGAGGCTCTCTCGAAGGATCGTTGGAGAGAGAGCATCGGGACCTTAATCTATCTGTCTGTTGGTTGTGTGGGTGGTCAGATGGAGTCGATGTCTACATCATCGCCGGTATCTGGGTTGGGCTGGCTGTCTCGCCGATCAACGTAGGCTGCTACGAGGTCGTAGATGGCGTCGTCGAGGGGTTTGAGCACGACCGCGTTGAACCCGTTTTTAGTGCGCACGGTGGCTAGTTTGAAGGCCTGCTCCTCGCCAAGGTATGCCTCTAGATCGCGGATCATGGAGTGTGGGCGGTCGTTGTTGCCGCGTGCTTTCTCAATAATAGCGTTGGGGATGGTTTCTGGGGTGTCGTTGTTGAGGTCGTCTAGGGTGTGGAAGATGGTGACGTCGGCGTAAATACGATCGGCGGTCTGTCCGCCGTAGCCTTCGGTGTTATGTTCGACGTCGTGGACTTTGAAGGCGATGGCGGTGGCGTCCTGGTTTCGGGAGGGGTTGAAGAAGGTGCTGTTGCTGTTATTGTTTCGGTAGTTGGCGAGTGCCATGATTGTTGTTTCCTTTTACTGTTTGTGTTGTTTTGTTTGTTGGTTTGTGTCGGTTTTATCGGGTGAGGCTGTTTCGTTTGGTGCGGAAAGCCTCGGATACGTCACTGTTACTGGTGATGGTCTTCTTGTACTGTTTGAGAAGGTCGGCTAGCTGTGCTTTGCTGGTTGCGTCGCGGATTTTGTCGATGACGATGGTGTTTTCGTTTGATGCGATGTTGTCTACGTAGTCTTTGGCGGCCTGATTGTATCGGTCTTGAAGCAGGATTGCTGCGCTAGCTACGAGTGTTGCTAGATCCCAATCCTCGGAGACGGTGTTGTCTTTGAGTCCGCCGAGGAGGTCGATGATAGTCTTCTTCACTTGGTCGGCGGTGTCTCCGCGGATGACGGTCCAGGGTGCGGCGTAGTCGCCGCCGTATTTGAGTGTGATGGTGATGCGATCGTCGCCGCTATTGGTGTTATCGTTCACTGGTGCTCCTTGCCTTCTTCTGTTGGGGCTGTGATGGTGGTTTCTATCGGGTACCTGTAGGCGTCTTTCCCGTCTACAGCCCAGCAGGCGTCCCTGACGGGGCATCCTTTACAGAGTGCTGTGACGTGGGGTACGAAGATGCCTTGACTGATTCCTTTCATTGCTTGACTGTACATGGATGATACATGCCGGTAGGTGTTGTTGTCAAGATCGTATAGTTCGGTTGCTGTGCCCTGGGTTTGGGTTGTGGTGTTGTTTCGGCTGCTGGCGGGTGTCCAAAACATGCCTTTTGTCACATCGTTGCCGTGTTGGTTGAGCATGTACCGGTAGGTGTGCAGCTGCATGCTGTCGGCTGGTAGGCGTCCGGTTTTGAGGTCGAGGATGAAGGTTTCGCCGGTGTCGGTGTCGGTGAAAACGCGGTCGATGTAGCCGACTATTTTTGTGTCATCGTCGAGGATGGTTTCTACCGGGTATTCGATGCCTGGCTGGCCGTCCAGGATTGCGGTGATGTATTCTGGGTGGTTGCGCCTCCATGTTTTCCAGCGGTCCACAAAGATGGGGCCGTAAACCATCCACCAATTGTAGTCTTTCTTGTGTGGCCCGCCCGACTCGCACATGTTTTTGCATATTCTGCCGGAGGGTTTGATTTCTGTGCCTTCGGATTCGGCGAGGGCGATTTGGGTGTCGAAAATGTTTTTGAAGGATGAGAGTTTGTCTGGCAGTGCAGGGTATTCGGCGGGATTGTACAGGTGTAGGTCGTATTGTTCGGTGATGTTGTGTATGGCGCTTCCGGCGATGGTGGCGTACCAGGTGTGGTGTTGGGCGTGATAGCCGTGTGATAGACGCCATTTTTCTCCGCATTCGGCCCACTGAGTGAGTGAACTGTAGGAGATGTGGCCTGGATGGTTGATGGTTTTCGGATATTGTGCTAGAGGCATTACTGGTCGCTTTTGTTCCATGGGTTGCGGGTGTCTTGGCCGGCGTGGTGTTGCTGGTATGCGAGGAGTGCGAGGCAGTGCCAGGCTGCGTGTGCCAGATGCGGCAAATGTGATTCGTGGTCGAGGTTGTTGCCTTGCTGCCATGATAGTAGGTGCCTATAGAGGGCGTCAACGCTGTGGCTCCACGGGTATCCTCCGGTCCAGTTGTTGTCGCCGTATTTGGTAGCGCCGTATCCGGCCACAGAGCCTAGGGCGTGAAGGGCTGCGGGGTCGATGAGGGAGAGCCTGCAGAGTTTCAATTCTTTTCGGGCACCGCTGTTGGGGTCGGTGTACATGCGGGTGGGCTCATCCATGGTGTGTGTGCTCCTTAAGGGTGGGTTACTGGTTGTTGTCGTGGGCGAGTGCGACGGCGAGAATAATGATGGCGAGGGTTTCGGCTATCAGGATAGGTGTTGTGATCATTTAGTGTCTCGGGGATTGTTGGTGAGGGTTGAGGCACCCAGGAGGGTGGCGAGGGCGCATGCGGCAATAATGGCGAGGGCTGCCTTGTGTGGGGTGCCGGTTGCGTACATCCATGTGATGATGGCGCCTTGGATCCAGGCGAGGCTGGTGAAGAACGTTTCGTAGCTGTGTAGCTCGTTGTTGTTCTTTGTGATGTCATTCATGGTAGTTTTCTGCTTTGTGTGCGATGGTTGTGTAAATGTCGTTGAGTGTGGTTTCGATAGTGATGAGAGTATTGATTTCTTGGCTGAGGTCGATATTGTCTTTGAGAGTGTCGATGCGGGCAGCGATATCGGTGGCGGTGCGTAGGCTTACTGCTGCACCGTGGACGATGTGGCACATGTCGGTGAGGCCAACCTTGGCGATGTAGTGTGACATGAGAGGCATGATAGGTGTGCTGTCTTTCGGGTTAGCGTGACGGGTTGATGGACATGTCTTCTACCTGTGGTTTGTCTTCGGTGCCGGATACTTGGCAGAAGACTTTCACGTGTGTCTTGGATGCTCCGGGTTGTTTGGCGGTGGCACCGTAGGCGATGGAGAAGGTGTCTTTGTGGGCGCCGATGACTTTGTGTAGGAAGAGGTCTATGTCTGGGTTGCCGTTCCATTTGACGCCGTTTTCTGCGGCTGCCTGGGTGGCTTTCTGGTTGCAGGCGTGTGCTGCTGCGAGCATGGTCAGGCCTTTGCTGGTTTCTTCACCCCTTGCTTGGGCTTGCCGGTGGGCGCGCTGCTGTTCTGCTTGTAGGGAGCGGACTGCTGCGGCCTGCTTGGCTGCTTTTTCGGCTTTGCGCTGCTGGACGGTTTTTGGTGTCCATTCGGTGTTGGCTGTGGTGGCTTGCGGGGCTGGTTGTGATGCGAGTGGCGGGTTGTCGTCGGGTGCTGGCAGGAAGGAGGCTGCGGCAATAATGGCGGCTGTGATGCCTGCGATGGTGTAGCCCTTTTTCTTGTTCATGACTGTTGTCCCCTTTCCGGGGTGTTGTTCGTTGCTGACATGTATGAGTCTGCTACATCACCGTCGTGGTGTCAAGCCTGACCCTTGTTTCGCTCAGTAGTTTTGAGCGTATGTGGTTTGGTTTGGGGTTTTATCCTTGAGGTATGACAGGTCACGTCCTGTAGTCCAGTAGCCGAGACGATTACGCTTCATACCCTTAGCCTCCATCTCGTCCACGGTGAGACACCTGCGACGACTGGGGCCTTCCTTGACTCCATGATCGCCTGTGCGGTGCATGTCGCCAGAGCAAGTACTAGTGAATGTCTCGTGACAGATTGTGCAGTGTTCTGGTCGGTATCCGGTGATTGTGCTAGCGCACTTGTGGCATGTCCATTGCATGATTGGTCCTCTTTTCGTGTTTTAAGCTGTGACTCGGTGGATTAGAGCGACTTTCAGCCCTTGGTGGTAGGATTATATAGGTCAGGTGTTTCTAGGCGATTCTAGGCTCATTATGTGTGGCTGGGGGTTATCGGGCACACAGGGTGAGTAGATGGCCAACATTGATGCGGCTCACATTCCAGTAGAGTTGTGTGGCTTCTCCACCAGTGAGTGGCTTCCACTCGTCGTGGCTGAATACGGTGCCGTCGGTGGCGATGAACGTGTTGGGGCGTAGCTTGTGGAGTTCGGCTTCCACGCTCTGCCGGTAGGCTTCGGCGAGGCCCTCAAAATCCATGTGGTCGCAGGAGAGGTTTTCGAGGCGTGTCAGGTCGAAGGGTGTGGGGCAGTCGTAACTGGCGGGGCTGTAGAGCTGGGTGAAGTGGTTGGCGATCTTCTGCATGACGGGTTCCTTTCTGGTGTGTGGATGGTTTTTATCGTGTGGCTTCTTGGATGATTGTGGTGGTGTCGATGATGTCGATCTCCCAGGCGAGTTCCTCGGCCTCGCCCGCGGTGAGCTGTTGCCAGTCTTGTGGGCCGGTGACTGATCCGTCGAGGGCGAGGGTCCAGTCGGGGCGGAAGAGGTTTAAGGCTTCTTGTACAGCATCCCGGTAGACGTGTTTGGCGGTGTCAAGGTTGATGTGTTTGGCGTGTCGGCCGGCTAGTCGGGTGAGGTCAAGTGGGTCGATTTCTGTCTGCCCGTAGAGGGAGGTGAAGCTTGGGGTGATGAGTGCGGTGGCCATTTTTGGTGTGTCCTTTCGGTGGTGTAGGGGTTGTTGTGGTTTCTAGAGTGTGCGGGCTGCGACCCCACAGTCAAGGCTGCGCTCATTCGGATTGAGCGTTTCATGGGGTATGTCTGGGTGATAGCAGGTTCGGTAGATGATCTAGCGGGTCGAGATAGGTCTGCATCGCAAAGGTCGGGGTGCTATATCTGGGCATGGAATCTACATCCTCATACTGTGTGAGATGTATCACATCCTCCTGGCTTGGTGTACCCCCTCAAGGCCACTCTGCCGATCTGGCGTGAAGGGTGTAGCCCAGAAATACCGTTTAAAGCCTTCACACGGCGCCTAGGAGCGCCTTGCAGGGTGGGGGCTAGGTATTCATACCCCCAAGCAATTCTGATCGATTCTAGACGCCCCTAGGAGCCCGATGCACGATCAACCATCTCGGCATAGACCAGCAGCCCCTATCCTGGTTAGCTAAGCCTCAACTATGTGGACAGTGTGGGATACTGTGAGGGAAGAAGGACACGGTACAAGAAAGAGGGGGGAGTATCAGCCTTAGGGTCTTAGCACTGATGGACTTAGCACCGAGCCCCTCAAGGGCTCGGCATCAGTCTGACAGCCCGAGCAGGCTCAGCTCATCAGGCACAGCCCTGAAAGGGGTACACGCCATCAGGGAAGGCTTGAGAGTACGAGGAGCCCTAGCGACGAGTACTCGAAAGCCTGAGGGAACACACTCAGCACTGATGGGCCTAGCGTGTTCGGAAAGGACACAAGAGTGAAGTGTGATAGCTGTACGGGAGTGAAACCCGTTCTGACTAGGGGTTTCAGCCTTAACAGCCATCAAAGGTTACAAGACTCTAAGAAAATTTAAGGAAAAGTTTAGGTTTAATTTTTGGACCTTTACTACCAAAAACACCCGTTTACACCCCTCAAACCCGCCTATAGAGCCAAATCCACCAGTTTGACTCATCCCAGGTGGGGTATGATAGGCTGGACAGGTAGCCAGCTGGACGCAAGGCCGAAATCCGCTGACGCGGCTTTCACCCTTACATCCATCAGTCTACCAAACACTTTAAAGCTTCAAGGCTAAGCGCTAAGCCCCTCAGCACTTAGCACCGAGCCCCTCAAGGGCTCGGCATCAGTCTTAAAGCCTTAAACACTTAAAGTACATATAAAACTTTAAGAGCTTAACACTTAAGGTTATCAATAAACATTAAAGCTTTAAAGTCTTAAAGTAAATATATAACCTTAACAGTTAAACGTTTAAAGCTTTAAACCGTAACACCTAAGTTAAGTATAAAACCTTCAAGGTTTAGCACTTAAGGATATAAACTTTACATCAGTGTTTAAGACTTAAAGGCTTATAAGCTTTAAACACTTAAAGTAACTATAAGACTTTAAAAACCTTAAGTACTTAAAGTTAACCATCAGTCTTAAACTTTAATATTATAACCTATAAGTCTTAAAGCTTATAAGTATAATAATATAATATAAGTTATAAAAGTTTTAGAAGAGCTAAGAGGTTAACTTCTTTACTTCTCTTCTCTCTTTGGTTCTTTCTCTCTTCTCTTCTTTTCTTCATCAGGGGAGAAGAGGAACCTTTAACCGTCAACGCTGATGGGCTTTCACCGTGTGACTCGTGTACCACCGGTCGCACGCTCCCGATGGCACACTCCCCACACTCTGACACCCGTGTCCCTTTACGGCTTAGCGTGTTCGGCGGAAGGCGTACGGCGTGTCACGCCAACACCCTTAACACCAGGTGAGACGTAAAGTGTATATTATATGTAGAAGACTTTAAAAACTTTAAGGGTGTACACTTCTTGGCTGTATCCTTCAACGCTAGGCGCCAAGCGCTAAGCCTGGAAACGCGAACACACACCCACCCCCATTTTTCTTTCGTGTCCTTCTCTTTTGACACCGCTGGGGGGCGATGTGATCTTTTTCACACCCATGGGGGTAGTGGAGAAAACAACCACCCCAGCAAGTTCAAGACACCCCCTCAAACGAACAAAACAGCCCCCAGAATCGCCTTGCAGGGTGGGGGCTAGGTATTCATACCCCCAACGGTTCCCAAGCCGTTACAGGAGCAATGAGAGGCTCACAGAGGCCATAGGAGATCGGGGGGCGTGATGGCACACACCAACCGCACCGCATCATCAGCCCACCGGCGCTGGCGGCAACGACTCATCACCCAAGCCCAACAACAAGGCCAAACCGAATGCCCACTCTGCGGAGCCACCATCACCTGGGGCACACACCAGCTACCAACAAGCCCCGAAGCCGACCACATCACACCCGTCAGCCGCGGAGGACTCAACACCCTCGACAACGGGCAAATCATCTGCAGAACATGCAACAGAAGCAAAGGCAATCGCAGCGAACCAAACATTCAATTCCAACAACAAACCACAAAAACATTGATTCCATGGTGACAAACCCGCCAACCCCCACCGGGGACACCCCCTGCACACC